GCCACCCTGGCCCCAGCCGATTAGATGGTGTGGATCATCTGACGGTCTGCCGCAGCACTCGCAGGGCTGCGTCTTAACCCATGCCAGATATTTGGGTTTGTCCCAGCGGGTCCGCTTTGGCCGCTTCATCAGGGTCTGAGGGGATTCGGGATCCACAAGTACGCTCACTACTGGCTTAATGGCTCGAACTTCAGGTAGCGCGCGGGCCTTGTCGGCGATGATGCTGGTGGCCGGTACCGCCGGTACGATCTCGCTCTCACGGTAAGTCTCTTTCACAGCTGTCAGGCGTAAAGCTTCGCGGGCAACTGATTCTGGCAGCGCATCAGTGACGCCGACACGAACAGCCCACCAGCACAACTCAGGCAGGGATATCTCGCGGGTCTTATCGATCGCCAGCGCCGACCGGGTAGTGTCCAGCACCCAGTCGATGACGTTCTGACGCGCCAGCTCCGCCAGGCGCTCGGTGAATTGTTCGCGCAGCTGGTTGTCGCAGTGACCGCAGAGGCGGATTGCGCCGGGCTTGTGTCGCATGGTCGTCAGTTCGTGGTAGTGGTAATTGCTGTGCTGGTACTGGCAGGTGCCGCCGCCGTGGCGCAGCAACCAGTATTCCAGGCCAGCCAGCCCACCAGCAGCGGTGATCACCTTTTCGTGGAGGAAGAACGGACGCAGCGCCGGGTTGGCCGCCAGCGGCTGGCGAAGATCAGGCACCCGCCCAGTCTCAAAGCTGGCCATACTGGCAGGCTGGCTCTCCACCAGCACGCGCCCTGCAGTGAACATGGGCATCAGCTCGCTGCCGGGTTTCAGCAGAACAACACCCAGTTCGCGGGCGATAACAGGTTTCAGCAATGCGCGCATCAGGCGATCTCCCCGATAGTGATCTGCCCTTCTTCACCCCAACGCTTCGTAACGCGAGAATCCCAGATATGGGCATCATCCGCATAGATGGCATCCATCAGGGCTTTCTCCAGGTTATCTTTGTCGGGCTTCTGCTGGTGAGGTTTCCCCGTCATCTCCTGGCGCTTCTTCTGGCTCCAGCTCGGGGGCATCGGGAGGATAAACGTAATGTGTGCGCCTGCTTCCGGCAGTTCGACGCCCAGCAGCCGAACGAGATCGCAGAACGCGCGGTATCGGAGAACCTCCGGCCGCTTTTTCCACTTATCCGCCCTGGTCATCCTGGGTTTGCCCATCGGGGTGATGTTGTAGGTCTTCACGCTTCCCTCCAGAGCTTTTGCTGGAAGGTCTTATCCTGGCGCGGGGCTCTGTTTGCCTCGGGAAGATAAGCGGTAAGCGTCCAGTGGATGAGATCGAAATCAAGGCTGCGCACAGTCCGCACGTCATTAGCACGGTAGCGGGCCTCAAGCTCGTCCACTTCTTTCGTCGTGAGCTGGGTGTGGATGAAGCTTGATTTCTTCATGCCGTCACCAGTAAGTGCGCAGGCAAAAAGAAATCGCTGATTCCGAAAGGAACCAATTTAAGTGCTTGTTCGGATGGTTTTTGCGCCATGGTATCTCTCCAGTGGCGCAGCAGGTATAGGTTGTTCAGGCCTATGACGGGAGTTTAACAGAATTAAGCGAAACACGGTAACCTGCCCGCTCCAGCATCTGCGTAAAGAGAGTTGGCGACCCTACAATCTCATCATCCAGAAGCGGCGTAAACGACACCACATCACCTCGCCTGTACATCAGCGCACGGTCACATTCAGGAAATGAGTGCAGTCGTGCAACGATAACCCCATCGTGACATCTGATGACTGCATAACCCTTTTTTGGAAATTCTTCTTTTTGTTTCACCAAACCTCCCCTTCCACCCAGGAAACTAATTACATGCTGAATTAATAAAACCAGTCGTCAGCGCTTTCCCAGGTCTACTGGAAGATCTTTTCTACCTTCTTCTTCGCGTCCTTTTCACCGCCCAGAACACTTAACCCATCTGAGCCTGTTCGTCGTATAACCAGGGTGCAATCGCCTACCTGATCCTGCAGTCGTGTTAACAGTTCTTTTTCCAGAGCCGGGACAGCGCCCTTAGGAAGTTCTTTAGTTCTATCAATGCTTAACTCAACTCTCATAATAGCCTCCGCTGCATTAACTGTATGAATATACAGTATACCTATGGGCCGTTTTGATCAATGCTTTAGGCACACAAAATGCCGATAAGAATTATGAAAAATGAGAGCATAAGCCCGCTTGCCGCACTGTGTGCAAAGCGCTCGTTTAAGTCTGTAAAGTTCAATACGCCCCAACAGAGTCCCGCTTACAAGGGAAGAGTAACTTCCGTTTTGTGCCAAAAGCGGAAGTTGAGCATTAGTGAGTGCTAATGGATATTTGTCATGGATGAGGAACGTCGGATCGTTACCAATAGACAAACCTCCACCCCAGGAATTATTTTATAAGAAAGAAATATTAATCCAAAAGGACCTGGTCAATAAATGCGCCGTAAAAATGTGAACGATTATCAAGCTTTTATCGCCGTGGCCCGAGAAAAAAGCTTCACTAAAGCGGCCGCTCAGTTAGGTGTCTCACAGTCGGCGCTGAGCTACACGGTGAGGACTCTAGAAGCTGACCTTGGTCTTCGTCTTCTTACCCGTACCACGCGTAGCGTTTCTGTGACTGAAGCTGGCGAGCGGCTACTTTCCCGTATAGGACCCCATTTTGACGAAATTGAAAGTGAGATAGCTGCGCTGAGCGGACTACGAGAAAAACCAGCCGGTACTGTGCGCATTACTGCCGTTGAACACGCCGCCGATACAATTCTCTGGCCTAAACTTGCCCCGGTGATGCTTGAGTATCCCGATATCAACATTGAAATTATCAGCGAGTACGGACTCAAAGATATTGTCGCTGAGCGTTTTGATGCCGGAGTTCGTTTGGGCGAACAGGTTGATATGGATATGATTTCCCTGCCCCTTGCCAGGGACTTCCGTTTTGCGGTGGTCGGAGCGCCCTCTTATTTCATGGGGAAGACCTACCCAGGAACGCCTCGTGATTTAAACGACCATAGCTGTATCAGATTACGCCTGCCCACTCATGGCGGATTTTATACCTGGGAGTTTCGCAAGGATGAGACTGAAATTAAGGTCCGTATCGATGGACGAGCGACTTTCAGCACAATAAATATGATGAGGCAGGCCGCCCTTGATGGACTGGGACTTGCTTATCTGCCGCTGGATATCGTGGAGAATTATCTTGAAAACGGGATATTAGTCCAGGTGCTGACAGACTGGTGTCCACCGCGTCCCCCCTATCATCTTTACTACCCCAGCCGTCTACAGCATTCTCCGGCATTTGCACTTGTGCTCGAAGCACTCCGCGCCCCATAACCTTTAAGCGCTGTTTGTCCTGGTCCATATGGAACTCAGTTTCTTATAACCCTATTAATAAAACCTCCTTCTAAGCCCATGCGAAATTAAGCATCTAATTTCTCAATACTAAAGAGATTAAGATGACGGCTGAAACTATCTGTGTTCTTTCAGCGGCCAGGGCCGTCATCGTGTAAATGAAGGAGTCTTGCAATGAGTAAAAAAGCAGGCGGGTTAAGCCGCCGAAATTTTATCCTGACGAGTTCAGTGGCTTCAGCAGGATTATTGATGGCGGGTCATGCTTCAGCCCTGCTCTCACCAACACCTCGTACATCTGGCACCACGACACACGTAGATGGCGTCACAGTCAGCAGTGTCCTGTTCCGGAACAATGAAATAATGATGTCCGGAAACGTATATGTACCCCCGGACTTCAGCGAAAACCGTCAATACGCTGCTATTGTCGTTGTCCACCCTGGTGGTGGCGTTAAGGAACAGACTGCGGGACTTTATGCCCTCAAACTGGCTAAAGACGGATTTGTCACCCTGGCGTTTGATGCCTCTCATCAGGGGGCAAGTGGCGGATTACCACGCTTTATTGATGATCCCATGAAGCGAGTCGTCGATTTCTATAGCGCAGTCGATTACCTGACCACTCTTCCTTATGTCGATAATAATCGTATCGGCGCATTAGGCGTTTGTGCAGGCAGTGGTATCACGGTTAAAGCGTCGATGACGGAACGTCGAATCAAAGCGCTGGCAACAGTCAGTGCTGTGGATGTCGGAGCCGCAACCCGTAAGGGTTGGGAGGGAACAACATCAGAATCTGAACTCATTCCAACTCTGGATGCGGTTGCTAAACAGCGCACAGTCGAAGCAGCAGGCGGCGCACCGGTTTATGTCAACTATGTGCCTAAATTGGGTGATGCCAGTGCTCCAAAAGATCTTCAGGAAGCTGCGGACTACTATCTGACCGAACGCGGAAAATATCCGACTTCTACCAATCAAATGCTGATGACAAGTATCAGTACGCTGGCGTCTTTCACCGGATTTGAAGGGGCTGATGTCTATTTAACACAACCACTACTGATTGTAGCCGGTAGTAAAGCAGGATCGCTCTGGCACAGCCAGGAATTACACAACACTGCGGCCTCTGTCCAAAAAACGCTGCATATCATTCCGGGTGCAACACATATGGACCTCTATGATGGTCAGGGTGCAACGGTTGCAGCGAGTAAACTGGCTCCTTTCTTCAAGAAAAATCTCGCATAGGTATGACTTTCCATGAAACAAACTCCACTACTTGAAAGATTTCCACTTGGAAAAGGTGTGACGCTGCGCAACCGTATTGTGATGGCCCCGATGACGACCTGGTCGGGTAATGATGACGGCACGGTATCTTATGAGGAAGAAGCATATTATCGTCGACGCGTTCAGGACATCGGGCTGGTCATTACTGGCTGTACACATGTTCAGGAAAACGGCATTGGGTTTACGGGAGAGTTTGCTGCGTATGACGACAAATTTATTCCCGGTTTAAAGCGCCTTGCTATTGCTGCTAAAAGCGGTGGAGCACCGGCAATCTTACAAATATTCCATGCAGGTGTGAAAACCAGCCCTGAACTGGTTTCGGATATTGTAGCTGCAAGCGCTATTCCCGGTGACGCCGGTCCTTTCGCACCGTCCGTTACCCCTCGTGAACTGACATGCACTGAAGTCGAAACTGTTATTCAGGATTTCGGGGAAGCAACTCGTCGTGCAATAGAAGCAGGATTTGATGGTGTTGAGTTACATGGTGCTCATGGTTTTTTACTTCAGAACTTTTTCTCACCTCATTCCAACCGTAGAGAAGATCAATGGGGCGGCTCCCTTAAAAACCGTATGCGTTTCCCGCTCAGCGTCATTGAGAGTGTGCGTAAAACGATTGCTGAGCATGCAACCGATCCCTTCCTGATGGGATACCGCATTTCACTGGATGAGCATTACGAAGATGGGTTGCGCATTGATGAGTCGCTTCAGCTGGTTGACCGCCTGGTCGATGAGGGTATTGATTATCTTCATGTATCACTCGGTAATGCACTTGAAGCCAGACCAGTTGATGCACCGAATGGCTCCAAAGTCATCGAAATCGTGCGCGATCACCTTGCTGGACGTATACCTCTGATTGTTGCCGGGCAGTTGCGAACGCCAGAGCAGGCCGAGGATGCTGTAAAAGCAGGGGTATCTTTGACGGCAGTAGGTCAGGGTATGGTGATGAACCCAGACTGGGTTAAATTCGTTGATGGCAAAGCTGAAGGAAAAATTGCTCTCAGTATTGCTGCATCAGACGTAGAGCAACTTGCTATACCCCAGAAACTCTGGCGTGTAATTGAGGAAACGACTGGCTGGTTTAACATCCGTTAAATACGGCCTGCCCGTAATATGACAATTAGAATCAACTTGCCTTCATAACCTGGAAAGTTCTTACATGGCCGGATTTCGGGATTAACTGGGTGACGGCCATGTAAATTTTATCTTATTCCTTTAAATCCTCTTCACACTAAAGGAACATTATTTCAGGCATAACATCCGCTTTTCGCTTATAGCCGCCCTAAAAATCCTTTCCGGGCGGCTTGGTGATAGTTAATTCTCAATCTTTAGTTTCATTTCGCCGTCATACGATTGGTGTAACGCTCCATGTCAAAGTCAATAACTGCCCGCTGGTCGCGGAAGACGCCGCAGCGTCCGTGGCGGATAAGATGGCCCTGCTTCACGGCAGCCCGAATGTATTTCTCGGCAGTAGTACGGTGCAGGCCGAACATGGCGACGACATCATTGGTCGTAGCGTGGCCATGCTTTTTCACCATCTCGATAATCCAGCTGATGAACAGGGTGCGTTCCCTGTGTGTTTTTGGTCTTGGCATCAGTCAGGCCCTCCCCGCCTGGCGCAGGCACTCTTTACGGCGTTTGGCGATCCAGGCAACCTCCACAGAGCTGCAGGCAATGCCGAACATGTCCGAATAAACCGCTGCAGCGCGGCGCCACAGTCCTTTTTCTTCCAGCGCTTTTGCCTTCTGCTCAGCAGCCTGCATCTTGATCGGGTCGCTTTTTTCCTCCATGCACGGAAGGATCACATCCGGAATATCGGCATGCGGCACCGCCGTGTAGGTGTACTGAACGATGTTGCGGGATCGGGTGATCACCCCATCGTCACTCAGCTCGCGAAGCAGTTTGCCTGCTGTTGCACCTGACATATCCAGCGCTTCGGAAACGTCGCCGACGGCGCAGTTCGGCTGGTAGCGCACAAAAATCGCCACTTGGTCTTTCTGGGTTAATGCTTTGGTCATTGGTCATCACTCGATTTAGTTGGTTAAACCTGCCGCTTTGCGGCGTTTGTACTCTTCCATCAGCAGCTGCGCCGGAGTTGGCCCTGCCGGGTGCTGCGGTGCTGCAAGCTGGCGGTGAATCGGCGGTACCGACAGGCCGTTACTGACATGCTTACTCCATTTCGTTAACAGCTTCTCTGCCAGTTTTTTCAGTTCCCCCTCTGTCATCTGCCGCTCCACGCCCGTTCTGCGCATCTCGATGCAGATGTGGTACAGCACTGGCTGCGGCCATGGATATTTATCGCTACCTGAGTATCGGTAGGACTCGTTACGCCAGCGGCGATACTCACCCATGACACTGTCGGACGTCAGGCCAAAGTGGTTGGCGCCGCTCTCTGAAACGAGCGATACAAACTCAGCAAGATCAGGCGGCCATGTGTTTCCTGCTGCGCAGCGCTCCATGCACTGTTGGCAAACCAGACTGATTTGCTGTTCACTCATCGAGCCGATCTGGGCTATCCAGAGCGCCGAAGGCTCGGCCCCATTCTTCTGCGTCCAACGGTTCGAGAATATTTCCCCCATGACCTGCCACAGGCGCCACGCCGTTTCCGTTGCCATCAAGTCCATTGCGACGTCTCCACTCTGCGTGGGCTGACTGAATCTGCTGAACAGCCCTGGATGCTGTAGGCTCTCCCCGAACTCCTGCATTGTCCTTACCTCCGGTTTCCGGTTGTTTTTTGGATCTCACCAGCACGATGTGCCGTGCGAATTTCTGTTCCCACTGGACCTGCGTGAATACTTTCCCTTCGGATTCCCAGTACGACGCGAACTCTGCGAGCTCTGTCGGGAGGTAAACAGGTTCAGGCAATGCAATCCCCCACATCGCAGCACGCTGGCGAAAATCTCTGGATGGCAGCCATGCGCTGGTCATGGTGAACTTACCGATCGGCTCATCCAGCCCTTCGAGATATCTCGACTTTTGAGGTTCGTCCTGATGAGGCTGAACCGGACTTTTTGCTTCGCGCTCGCTAAGAGAGGGGTTTATTCCTTTCCCTTCCGTCTCCGTATCCGTATCCGTATCCGTCAGTGAGCCATCATTGATAACTCCATGAGGGCTCACTGAGCCCTCACTGATTCCACCCTCGTTTTTCACTTCGGCCTCAGTGAGTGAGAGTGGCGAGGGTATTTTTGTGGCTGAAGGACGATTAATTTTCTGATGCTTGGAAAAGCCCTTAATGCACAGGTAATCGCTACCACTCACTGAATACTCAATGAGTAATCCATGAGTGATCAGCTCACAGATGAGCGGCTCACAGTCGATACTGTCTGCCGGGAATATCTGCATCTTGATGCGCTTTGGTGATCGTTCCAGGCAGCCCAGGTCATTAGCGAAATTGAACAACCCGATGAACAGTAAGCGTGCTGGAATTGAACACTCCACCACCTTTTCATCTGTCCAGTATTCAGGTTTCACTGTTCTGATACGGGCCATCTAAATCCTCGTATTACCAGCCGAGCTGGTGGTCATTGGTCAAAACTCGATTACGTAAAAAGTGGAGCCAGGGCCTGAAGGTGGGCGATCATCACGCCGGCAAGCTCTCCGGGTAACAATGCAGCGTTGGCAAGTAGGTTTTCAAAACCCTCCTTCGCTTGCTTCGCGTTCGGCAGGCCCAGCAACTTTGCCTGGTGATGCTCGCCGGTCTCTTTTATTGCATCGGCCACCAGCTCAGTATCGGTTTTACCCTGTCGAAGGCCATGCTTTCTGGCGATCTCAATGGGCATTGCCAAACCGATCGCGTTTGCGAGCTGCATGACGTGAGCCGTGTACTTGCTGGAGTTGGTTTCGTTTTTCAGGTAGCGATAGAGGTTCTGCTTGTTCACTGTTATCCCTCTGCCACCCTCCCGGGCCCACTGTTCGGCCACCAGCTGCGTAATAACCTCCTGCGCCTGCCCGGGAAGAGTGAGCTCCCATTCACGAACAGCTGCCAAGATAGACTGGCGTCGTAAGTTGTCTCTGCGGCGAGGTTCATAATGATTTTTCGATTTCAGCGGAGCGGCATTCTGCTGGTTAATATGTTGAAAAATTACCGAGTGCATGGTCAGGCATCCTTTTGAGGTAAACCATCGGTGGGGTTTGGATACAGATCAGGGCGCAACTCGTGAGGAGTTACTTTGAAATCCACTACCTCGCTCACTTTGAGAACCAGTTCTCCAGGGATTTTATTTTTAAACCAGCCGTTTACTGTCTGGGCCCTTCTCTTCATCCGGCGCCCAAGTTCAGCCTGGCTGCAGACGCTTAAGAGCTTTTTTTGAATTGATGTCTTCATTGGTTCATCTCTGTTGGTATCGATGAAGGCCAATAAATCAAATTTAATCGATAACGTCAAATTATTTCGATAAGAGAGACTACAGAAAAAATCTGTATAATTGTTTTTAAGTATCTGAATGGATAAAGAGATGAACTTCGGAAAGAGATTACAAAAAGCGATTAATGATCTCGGGATGTCCCAATCTGAGCTGGCACGCAGGCTTGGCGTTAAAGCTCAATCTGTTAATGGTTGGTGTAACTCCGACATATTGCCTCGCTCTGAAATTTTAAACCGCCTTCCCGCTGCAACGGGGTATCCGCTTTCATGGTTCTTTATGGAAGATAACGAGCCTAAAGAGGACCTTGATCCATGGGCGCCAAAGCCTTCACTTAAACCGGCGACTGAGTTGCAATCCAAACTTCTCGAGGTTTTTGAAGAACTTCCTACCGACGATGAAAAAGAAAAAATAATCAGGATGATAGAGCTTCGCCTTAAGGAACTTGATGATTTCGCAACCTCTTATTTACAAAAAAGAAATCTGATCCCTCCAGCTAAGTAATCCTTCAACGCTCCTCTGTTCCGCTGTAGTAGGCTAATTCTGACCTACCGCTTTTTTACGTCCCTACCTATCAATTTAATTTGACTATTATCGATTACTTCGATAATAATTCTCCTATCCCAACACGTCATCCAGGCAGGACGCCCAAGTAGTAGCTGTCGGCGGCATACGAAACACCGGATGAGATGACCAGAGAATGTGCTTTGCGGTGAACCAGCTATTTGCTGAGTTTATCGAGTTTTTCAGGCGGAGAAGCGACTGACCACCGCAGCTGGGGCACCAGCAAAGCACATACAAACAATGCGCAGCAGATAGTACCGTTCCGCTTGCCAGCGTTACAGGCTGATATAGGAGTAAGAATTGTGGATTACATGGACATCAGAAAGAGTGAGCTTTATGCACATTGCAAAGGCTCACTCTGGAGAAATGGGTCTGGCTGGAAAGCATATAACCCTATTTCCATTCGTCTTCTGCGAGCTTCTGGTTAAGAAAGACTTCGAATTTTACATAGAGTTTTTCAATCTCTTCAACAGGATCGTGTTGGTCTGAAAGATTTCGACCGGATGAGATTTGAGCAGAACGGTGGGAGTTATATGTATCAACCGCCAGGCGAGTTAAATACAAGACCTTCTCTTCTTTTTCCACAGTTAATTCCCTCGTTACAGTATGGGAATTACCACAATAGCACTGAAGTTAGGGCCGCGATACGACAGGCAAAATTAAACAGGAGATAACCATGATCGACTACGCACGTAATCCCGTTAAACAGCAGGCTATTCGCCTCAACATTGTTGAAGTCCTGATCCGCAAGTTCTGCTACTTCATGGCGCAAAAAGGCAATCCAGAGCTCAACGCATGAACTCGCTTTTCGCCTTAATCGTTAACGTCTGCGCCCTCACCGGGGAATGCTCAGACATCATGCTCGGGGTTTATAAGACCGAGGCGGTTTGTGAAGCAGCTGCCGCAGAGCAGCACGTTAAAGGACAGTGTTACCCGTACAAACCGGCTGACGACCAACAGCCAGCGTTACATTTTTAATCGAGTTTTGACCAATGGCCTGACTGGCCCTGAAGGGATCCATTATGGAATTTGGAATGAAACGAGTGATGGCATCTGTACAGGCTGTTGCGGTTCTGGAAAGAATCTACTGCGGCAAGCCAGTACCCCTCGCCACACTGAGTAAAGAATCGAAGCTCTCAGTTTCCTACCTGGAGCAAATTTTTAAGCGGCTGCGCAGCGGCAAGCTGGTCACCTCACACAGAGGACCGGGCGGCGGATATAGCCTTCGTGAAGGTGATATCTCAGTTTCAGTAGTCATCCGCGCAGTCAGCAAGATCCCGTCGAATACCACGTTCGACCCGGTTCTTGTTGCACTTGACGGAGTGCTTATCTCTCAGCTGGCGAACAAGCCCAGCGCCCAATAAGCACAAAACCCGCGCAAGGCGGGTTCAGTACCCGGTCAGCCGACCAAAGCTTTCCGGAATCGAGTTTTGACCAATGACCACTACCTAAGCAGCGCTCATTAGCTGTTGGGTATCTTACACCCAAACGAGGCTCCACCATGGAATTTTTTTATCATATTAAGGCGACTCAGAAATCCGGCAAACCTGACGGTGTTATCTGGTTCAGTGCCAATACGGCGTCACGCGCTGCGCTGCAGCTGGACGTCGCGCTGGAAGATGTAGGTATCGAAACTGGCCGCGGTAAGGACTACGCCAAGCCTGTTCGTACCGACATGCCTGTTGTTGACGATCTACCTGAAGAAGGCGTGATTGATTACACCTGGTGCAAATGCTACGAACTGGCTGACGACCAGCGAACCTGGAATGTGATTGCCGGCACTGCGCAGCAACCTCATCCAGACGGAAAAGTTGTTGAGGGTACCGACACCACTATCGTCGATAGCGTGGATATCGAAACTGGCGAAAGCATTGTTGATGCAGATGGTACCGAAACGGTTTGTGATGCGGTAAGAGAGTTCCGCGAGCGCAAACTTCCGGTATTGACGACCGTCGCCACCCTGCCTTTCCGTCAGCGTCTTCTGGCGCAGTTCATCGCGGACAAACATTATCTCTACCACGTCGACGAAGAGCAGAAGAAGGCCATACTGGAGCTTGAGCTGGATGTGGACAACAGCTACGTGCAGAACCTTATTCTGGCCGCCGAAAATGTTGAGGGCTTCAAGAAAGCACATGAGCCCGACATCTGGAAAGTGGTCAGTGCTCTGAAAACCATCTTCCCAGTTGATGGAAAACGCACAGAGCTGTCTGTCGTCATCCAGTTCTTCAAAGCGTGGTTCAACACCGGACACATTGACCGCGGGATCCTGACGCGAGAGTGGGCCGCCAGCAATCGCATTAACCTCGTGCAGCGCACTGACTCAGGGACCGATGCTGATGGTGGATACGTAACCGACCGCGGCACTGACACACAACATACCCTGGACACCCTTGATCTGGAAATCGCCTGCGCCCTGCTGCCGATGGACTTAAACCATCGTGAAATCCCGGGCAGCATTGCGCGCCGCGCCAAAGAGATTATCGCGAACAAAGAAGAGCCGTGGAAATCGTGGAGCAAGATCCTGCGCAACCAGCCTGGCGTTCTGGCAGTGAACCGCGCGGCGATCTTCAACCTGGTGCGCATCGCGCCGGAGGATATCCACCTGAACCCGGTTGCGCATCTGGAGTTCGTTAACCAGACGATGACAGCTGAATTCAATGCTGCAACTGAGTTGCTGCCGCTGCCTGCGCCAGCTGCTGAACCTGAGGTGCCAGCAGCACAGCCGGGCGGCGGCGGAAAAACCGATCGCAACCCTAACTACAAACCCGACTTTGACGGGCTCGATACTGAGATTGCGTTGGCAACGCTGTCAGCAGATTTCAATATTTACGACATTCCAAGTGATGTTTTCCGCCAGGCGAAGGCTATCGTCGCTGCGAATGACAGTCCGTTTAAAGAATGGTCTGAAGCTTTGCGCGCAACGCCCGGTATTCTGGATTACTCCCGCGCTGCAATTTTTGCGCTGATCCGTAGCGCTTTTAAAGGGATTCATTTCGAGCCTAAGCATATTCGCGGACACATCCACGCAAACCTGACCGAAACCGACCACGAGAATCCTACAGCGGAAGTGCTGGCGGCGGCTCGCCACACCCCAGAGGTTAGCTGGGAAAAAGAAATTAACGAGAAGATTGAAGCGGAAAAAGCAGAGTTAGCCAGTCAGCCGCAGGTCGCGAACCTCGGCGGCGGCATGTTCTCCATCGAAGGCCTGATGAACGAAAAACAAACAGAAAATGATGACCGTTCACCGGTTAATGAGGAGACCACCAGCGATGTGCAGATGGAAGAGACTAACCCGGCGGAAGGAGAAAATAGTGATGCGGTTTCACCAGACGAAGGCGCTGATGCAGCTGCTGCGCAAACAGATGCCGTAGCGGGAACCATCTGCACTGGCTGTGGTACCGAAGGTGGCGGCGGTTGCCCTGACTGTGGTGCCGTGGCTGGCGATGCAACCTATGCGGTAATGGAGGGGGGCCTGAAAGAGGAACTGGAGGCACTGGGGGCAGATACCTCAAAATCGGAAACCATGTTCACGCACCTGATGGTGGATCTCGAGACAATGGGTAAAAAACCGGGCGCGCCGCTCGTTTCTGTGGGGGCAGTATTCTTTGACCCGGCCAGCGGGAAAACCGGTGCTGAATACTATCAGGTGATTAGCCTGGAATCGTCGATGTCATTCGGGGCCAGGCCAGATGCCAGCACCATCCTCTGGTGGTTGAAGCAATCGCCGGAAGCACGATCTGCAATCGTGGTGGATGATACGGTCGGCCTGGTGGAAGCGTTGGAGCAATTCCTCGACTTCATTGCTGAAAACGCGGCTAACGACTCGAAGAATGTGCAGCTCTGGGGGAATGGTAGCTCTTTCGATTGCCCACTTCTGGAAGCAGCTTTCGAACTGGCCGACACGCCCTTCCCGATCCCGCACTGGAACTATCGGGATGTTCGTACTGTTGTCGAACTGGGCAAAGCTGTTGGGCTGAACTCGCGCTACGACATCCCTTTTGAAGGCGATCAGCATAATGCCCTGGCCGACGCCCGCCACCAGGTCAAATACGTATCAGCTATCTGGCAGCGCCTGACAGCAATCTGATTTCAGTTTTTCAGCCAATGGCCCGTTTCTGGGCCATTATGAGGTAAAGCATATGATCCAGATGTTAACTCTTGAAGAGTGGGCCGCTGAAAAATACAGAAGCAACCCTCCAAGCTTGTCGACACTTCGACGATATGCAAAACAGAATCAGTTCTCTCCACCAGCAATGAAGCAGGGCCGCTTATGGCGTGTTCGTGAAGATGCTGAACTGATAGGTGAACTGACCGCGCCGGTAGTTAAGAAGAACGACTCCATATTGCTGCAAAGGATTTTGAACGATGGCTGCCAGACCACGTAAAAACAATGTATCTGTTCCGAACCTTTACCCCCTCTACAGCAGGAAGGTGAATAAGGTTTACTGGCGTTACAAACATCCAATCACTGGCAAATTCCATGCGTTAGGCACTGATGAGGCCGAAGCTGTAGCGATCGCCACGGAAGCAAACGAGCGCCTGGCAGAACAGAGGACCCGGCAAATTCTGGCGATCAGCGACAGGATCGCCACCAGTAAAGGTAAGGCGATCACGGTATCAACATGGCTCGACCGATACTGGAAAATTCAGGAAGAGCGTCTGGCTACTGGCGATATCAAACTGAACACGTTCAAACAGAAAAACAAACCGGTTTCGTTATTGCGAGAACGTGTCGGAATGAAGTTGCTGCCATCAGTGGATGTCCGGGATATTGCCCAATTGCTCGATGAGTATGTCACAGCCGGCCAGCCGCGAATGGCCCAAGTAGTTCGGACGGTCTTAGTTGATATTTTTAAAGAAGCGCAGCATGCGGGTGAGGTTCCTCCGGGTTACGATCCTGCCTCAG